ATCTTCATTAGGTGCAACAGTTATTGTCTGTTTATTAAATCCCAGATGTATATAAGGTTCTTTTGTCTTCGCTTGTATTATCATATATACTTTACTCTGATTAGTTCACAACTCACAACACCTGACCCTTTGAAATTAGATACTTTGTTCAACATATAATAGTTTCCTAACTCTTTTATCCATTTCAATTTACTAAAATCTAATGAATTAATATCGCTTTCTGTTAAGAAAATATCAGCAGTTATAAGTTTAGTATCGTTTAATATTAGTTTCATATTACTGTAGTACTCAGCTATAATTTCGTCTAGTGGTAACTTGAAGAAACTCTCAAAGGGTGCAAACCTTATACTAACATCCGTACCTAGAGACTCACTTCCAATCTTAACACCAAAGATACCACCTTGCAAATTTTTATCCTCATATCGCATTAAATAGAAACGTTTGTTTAAGTCTTTATACTTAACCTCACCATCGTCTTTAATCTCTTTATCCCACAACTTATATATATTTGTATCTCTTGGTAATATGGTACTGATATCTTTTTCAGGTGCGTATATCCTAGATTGAAATACTGTTTTATTGTCAGGTAAATTATAGTTATCAATAGTTAAACTTCCGTCTTTGTAATCGCCTTCCTTATCGTTGTACTTGTAAACAAAGTCGTTTGTCTGAGCATAATTCTTATAAATATAAGATTCATTGTTTAGCCTTATAAACTTATTGTTACTCGCTGACCAATCATCTACACTATCAGTCTGTAATATTTCGTCCAACGTTTTAAATACTATGTTATTTGAATACTTATCTTTAAACGGTGTTAAACTAAATCTGTTTAATATCTCATCTATAAAGTCTTTGGTTTTAAAATCTAAAAAAGTTTCGTTAAAGTCTATGTTTTGACCTGCCAGGAATCCGTAATTGATTGAGCCACTATTAAAATCGACTTGTACAATTTCGTCGCCTGTTGCTATTTGTAAAGATATAATATCGCCTTCTTCTAGTTGTAGATATAAAGGGTTACTTCCTACACCGCTAGATCCACCTTGTAAGGTACCTGCGTTAGCACCGTTGACTAAAACATTAAGCACGTAGTTAGATTGTACTACACCGTCATCCCTATCCTCTATTAACACGTCTATATCTAAGTCTGAACTAATTACATAAGTACCATCTGCAGGTACGATATAATCAATGTTATTGGCTAGGAATATGCCGTCAGTAGGTGATGCGTTATTCTGCCTAATATCTATTGTGTCCGTTCCGTTTATTATACCGACTAAATTATTAAAAGTATTGGTGTAGTAATTCTCAGGTGTTTCATTAGCATCGCTCACCCCTTTAGGATAAGTTAGCCAAAGGTTTTGAAAGTTGAAAGTATCGAATACTACACCCTCGTAGGTGTATCCGTAAGTTGTGAATATCTTATCCCATAAATAGGATATCGGTAAACTTGGGACTAAGTAATCAATGTTAATAGTATCCACATCATACAAAGCCTTACCGTTGTAATCTGCAATAATATACTTGTATATCGTTAGGTCGTCAAAGCTACTTAAAACATTCTCTAAGGTCTTGAAGTGGTTAACATCTGATAAATCTAAGTCACTCAAAGATAAGTTCTCTATAGTCTTAGCGAAACTAATATAACCGTCATAAATAGAAATATCATAGTACTCTTTTGTTGTTCCGAATATCTTAGCAAAGCCGTCATATATCTCAGCCTCACCATTTTCATTGTATAACTTGACTGTATTTTGTTCGTATGGTATTGTTGACGTTGAACCAATAAAACCTAACTGTCTTAAATTGTTTTCGTTTCGCTTTGTTCTAGGTAGCTTTATTTTTGGGGTGTAATTAGTTTGACGGTCTGCAATACTGCCCATGTCATTCACCTGCTTAGTCCTAGCAATACTGAAATTGTTAGGTAAATCGAACTCTATGTCATTTATAAATAGCCTCAAAGTTTTATATTGTAATCGTTAGGTAGTTCAATACTTAGCTTGATATCGTTTCTATCTTTGCGTGGTTGTTTAATTGTTGCACTTGAAGTCTTAACATTAACCTCTAGCCAATCATTAAAGTTATTCTGAGCGAATCTAACACCAGTAAATAAGTAAACTTTAGGACTTGTTAATATACCTTGAGCGATATTAATTTCGTTATCGTTCAAACTGTCCGATAATATAGTCCATGTGTTAGCACTATCTTTACCTAGTTGTTTCGACTGACTTAACGTATCATTTAGATTATAGAAATCATTGTTAATACTGCCTAGTGATTTGGTTAACTTATCAACTTTATAGAACTCATTAAATAACCAATAAGAATAACCACCGTACTCATTTAGCCACTTAATATAAACACCACATCCTGCTGACTCTTTATAGAAGTCTAAGAATATAGTATCTAAGTTTGAAACGGTGTTAACTAATAACTCATTATAACCAACATCCAACGGTAGATAATCCTCTAGGCTTTGCGTAGTATCACCATCACTAATGACAAGCCTATAAACGTTATTAGTAACGTTAATTACTGGTGTCTCAATTGCGTTAGTATTGTTTAATATCGTGATAGTGTCAGTCGTTGTATTTCTGTCTAATGTTAAACCAATATCAAAAGGATAACCATCCCAATACTTAATGTAGTATCGTGTAGCCGTGCCAATCTTCAAAGGACTTAAACATACCTTTTCGTTAGCCTCAATAGTTCTTCCTAGTTTATAATTGTATGGTTGTTCTGAGCCTAATATAACAGTCGGTGTTAGTATTGTTGTTTCGGTGAAGTCATCCGAAAAGGTTATACTAAATACGACATCTTCATTAAATAGAACCTTATCCCAGTCTTTAACAAATGTATCAATGTCAATCGGATTAACAGATATGTCTAATGTATCTTGATAGTCGTTTAGTTGACTAGATAAGTAGTTTCTGAGATTCACCCAAAATGAATTATCAGGTAATGGGTATACTCTAAAAGAGTCAAGCGTTCCTATTGTAACATCGCAATAAACAGCAGGCTCAGCATAGTCTGAAAAGAATTCCACTATCCTATTATTCTCGCTTAATAGCCACTTATCAATCGGTAATTCATTTGTAAATATTGTCGCCATTATATCTCTTTTATGCTTTGTATAATTTCAGTTGTATATTCAATCATTGTAACTTCGCCTACTTTGTCAATGATGCTTTGTATTCTTGCATCCGTAACCACCTCACTAATCAAATCAACACCGCCGTAACCTTGTCTATTCCATCCTTGTCTCGCTATCTTACGTGCTATCAAGAATGCTAAAGAGCTAATTGATATACCTATAGGTGTTATCCCTTTATCGGTTATCCATTGCTCTATGTCGCTTATAGGTGGGTATCTTCCTGCTCGTCTACCTGTCTCTAATTGCTGACTATAATCTAATCCAGTCAATACCGCACTCAATGGACTAACTTCCAACTCTAAACTATCCGCCCATTTACCTGACGCTCTCATTCCTTTAGCGTCATAAGCCTTTATCAAATCAACTCTTAAAGCGTCAAACTCTTTAAAAATTATCTCTTCGCTATTCATACGCTCTGAATTGGAACGTGCAAACTAAGCCTGTTAAATTGGCATCTAATGCGTCTGTAATATCAATGTTATCATGTGCGACTAAATCCAAATCATTACATGCTATAAACTGCTTTTCTAATGCAGCGTATAAAGGTAACAATGGTTCTATTCTAGTCGTATATTTACTTTCTGCTTCATCCGTTCCCTTTTCATTGAAGTAATTAAGATCATAGTTATCACGCAAAACAAACATATACTTTCCTGAGTAGGTTCTTGTCCTTACACTTAAACCACCGTTAGATACATTACTAATCCTTCTTACAGGTTCTAGTAATAGATGTACTTTATCTTCGTTAAACGTGTCTGGATTAGTCAATAGGTTTTGTACCGACCTAGTACCATAACTAAAATAGTAGTCGTTATCTATACAAAACTGTTGAAATATTCTAACTATATCCATTTACTTTTTATACTTTAATTCGTTAACCTTCTTATCTACTTGGTATATTACTTGATTCATCTTTAACAAATATATCACTTCAACATACTTCTTTAATCCGTAATCCATAGGATAACCACCGTAAATCTTAGATAGTTTATCTAATGGTAGTACATCGCTATATTGATTCAATCGTTTACCACCTGCTGCATCAAAATAGATACTATCTGCATCGCTCGAAGATAGTAATTTATTCTCATTATCTCGCAAAGATACAAATTTTTCTATTAAAAACTTCTTAGATTGAAAAAAATTCACTATAGGCAATGAATAAAACTTATCGTCTGTTATTTTATAAGACGTTTTAAACAGCGTTTTAACGTCGTTTAATCCCTTGCCGTTAGTAAGTATCCTATTACATGTAATAACGTCGTTATACGTTAGTCTATTCAGGTTAAAATTAAGATAGTCTTTAGCGTTTAAAGAATCTAAAAGCGTTGAGTATTGGAAATAGTCCTCATTCCCTACATATTCTTTTATACTAATGTTTCTCATACTCTTATACGTATTGAGTTACGCTTCTTTAATCCTATGCTTTCCATTTCGTGATATCTTATAGCATCTATTGCATGATTATAAGTGTCAATAGGTTTGTTTAGTGTCTCACCAGTACGCTTATCTTTATCCCAAGCGTACTTTCTTAACTCATTTATTAGATTAACTGAGTGTGATGTTACTAAGTATTCCTGCTCTTGCATTATCTGAATACCAAAGTTAATACTATCAGCACCTTTAGTTACACCCTGAGCCGTTACACCGTATCTTTTTAGTTCTGCTATTGATTTAGGTTCTGCACTATCACAGTACGCAATATGCTTAGTTGTTATCTTCTTTGCTATTTGAGAATTGCTTAACCCTTTATGATAACATATCTCGTTTAGTATTCTTTTACCGTTCCAATTATAAACTTCTATTATAGATGTAGGATCATTTGTATATCCAAAATCGACACCATATCCTAGCATTCTAGCGTCTAATGGTATATTATCAATCTGTTGCCAATTGTTGAAGATAACACCGTCTAAACTACCAACCTCACCTTTTACATACACCTTACACCAATTAGCCCAGTATGAAGATTTAATATTACTAGGTTCGTTCCAATCATTTAAGCGATTATAGAAAGCCTTATCCATCTTTATCTCTAAGTCCTCAATAGTTTCTTTAGGACATCCTTCATTGTCTAGGTATGTTAATAGTAGAAACTCGCTATTTGGTTCTTTTAACACCTCTGTATGCGCCCAAAATTCATTATCAGGATTGAAGTCAATGGTAGTATATTTAGATCGTATCATTAACGCATCTGCAATAGGAAAAGGTATATGATTAGCCTCGTTTAAAAACAACCTATCTCTTTTACCTGCTGCTTTTGCTTTACCAACCGTATCAAAACTTTTAAATTCTATTATAGAACCGTTTGAAAATGTGTATTGCATAGGATTTCCCAACCAATTACGCTCATTCCATCTACCAGTATCGAACATTACATCTTTAAATATCTTAACACACCCACTTTTAACAGCAGGAATAGACTCAGCGACAAATGTTGTTAGTGTTCTTTTATTCTTAATAGCGTAGTCAATCTCAATAGGTATTATACCGTATGTCTTACCTGCTGATGTACTGCCTTGAATAACCCTTTTACGAGCTGTCATGGCTAGTATCTTATTTATTGCCGTCGTCCTTAGAAACATCTGGGAATAATGGTTGTTCTGTCACCTCTACTGATGAACGCTCTACTAAGCTATTAAGACGCTGTGTAATACTTGGATTGTAAATACCTGCCATACCACCCTCTATCTGGTCTTGTCTAATTTCTCGCCTTATACGCGAACAGATAGTCGAAAAGTCTTTATAAGAATCTCTTGAATTAGCAAAATAATCACTAAGATGCTGAGGCATGCCATCAATATCAGCGACGTAATTCTCAAATCCTTCAAGGGTTAAACACCTAGGCTTCTCTCTTAACACTCTTTGCGCATCCTTACCAACATAATCTTCAATAGTTATAGGATTAGACTTTGCCCATTGTTTATACTTATTGAATAAGTCGAGCATTATCTCAGGTGTTTCTATGTATTTTTTATCAGGCATACTTTTTGCAATATACTAAAAATTAATTACATTCTGTCTCTTTTATGTAGAAATAATTAAAACCTGCTACTTCTTCCTGATATTCCTCAGTAGTTCCGTCTCTATTACAGTCACCTCTAAAGTCGTTTATATCGTTTAAGTTCCAGTCTTCAATCAACGAAGTCGAACTTGTTACCTTTCTGAATTTCTTGGTTGTGCAATCGCAAAGATTGTCATTGTTTCCATCTGTTGAGCAGTTAAAAAATACCGCCATTACTAATACTACTATTACTTTTTTCATTTTGTCTTTGTTTTTAATTATCTATACTTTCAATGAATGATCTAATCTGGCTTATTTCCCACACCCCTAAGTCTATGTCTCTAATCATTATTTTAAAATGGTCTTTGTACTTCTGTTCTAGGTTGTGCTTGTGATGTGCTATAAAATCAAGTTCCTGCACTAATTCTTTTAATTGGTGTTTAGTGTACTCGCCAAGATTAAGTCCGTTTAGAATTAACCTATTGTCTTTTAGTTCTGTCCTGATGTGCATAACCTATCTATTAAAATATTTAATTGCTATATTATAAGCAAAATCTAATTTTTCTAAATCTAAACCATCTTTTAAATCTATATTCACAATGTCAATTCCTTTCATTGCGTATATATATTTTCTAACTGTTTGAACTTTTAACTCTATTTCTGTATGCATCTTAATTATTTATTTTAATTACTAAACCGTCTTTTTGTTTTCTTAATTGTCTTATAATATACCTTTGATTAACAGCGATTCTTTTTAGTTTGTCATTATCATAGTCTAAATAAAACTTTTCTACATCACTCTTATTTTTACAAATCTCTTTTAATTCTGTAAATATAGGTTGTAATTTATGATTTTGTGCAATGTAATGAGGAAATTGTTTAACAGCTCTTAAAATAGTACATCTATCATATTCGCAATAATTCTCTAAAACAGAATCATTAACATATCCATCTGCATAGTTGTAAGCTAGATAAAATGTCATATACCTACACTCTACGTCATATCTTTTACGACTTTTAGAGTTTATATTAATACCTGTGCGTTTCTCTGAAAGTTCAAATATCTCTTCTATTTTCATAGTTCGTATGCTTTTTTAAAATTAAACAATATCTTACTTTGCAAGTCAGTAAAAAATGTTGACCGTCTCACAGCGTCTGTATTAAACTTCTCGTTAAGTCTAGCCAACTTAGGCTCAATAGCTCTAATATCATCTATTAACGCTTTCGTTTCTTTGGTTGGTACTTTTACAGGGTCGTCTAGTGTTTCTAATAATAGTTGGCTAAATACTAAGAACTTCCCGAACTGCATCTGTATTTCTTTTTCGTGTTGTTTCATGATTATTTGTTTCTCTCTAAGTTATTACCTGATATCAGTAAAATTAATATAATTGCTAATTTAAAGTCGTAAAATACAAATGATAATACTATAGATGCTGCTGAGAATATAGCACCTATTATTTTTAATACTTTCTTTTCTTGTTGTTTCATTAGTTTAAGTTTATAATTAATAATGTATTCATTTTATCTAATTGTTCTTCAAGATTAAAATAACGCTCTTTAGTGATATAACCGTTAGTTAATAGGTCAGCGTTATAATCTCTATATTTTTGAGTTAAGTTATAAGTCATTTAGTTTTCTTAAAGCGTTTTGATATGTTAAATGTGCTTCATATTCGCATTTAAATAATCCTAAATATTTAACTTTTCCATTTATATATATTTGCGATATCCATTTCTTAGATACTTCATACCAACGAACACCAGTATATTTAGAACTACTCTTTAAGTGTTTTTGATTAGCGTTTTCTCTTTGTGTTACTATTTCTAAGTTGTCAACTCTATTATCTAAACGATCAAAATTAATATGATTAACAACTAATTTCATACCACATGGTATGTGATTTAAAAAAACCATTGCGACCAATTGATGAACTGTAAAAGAATTTTGTTTTTTATTTTTATTTAGTGTTAAAGTTAAGTAACCACCAGTATTTAAACCTGTCTTTAATATCCTTTCATTTAACGTTTTAAAACAATTATTACGTACCATCCATACATTACGCTTTAATGATTTAACACGTCCTAAATTACTAACTTGATAAAACCCTTCATAGTTAGGTACATCTTTCCAAATTTCCATATAACAAAAAACCTACTTATCAAAAGGTCGTCGTCTTTATCAAAGTAGGAATTTATATAATTTCTTAATAGTAGCGACGACTCTACTTTGCTAATATACAAAAAAAAAATTATCTTTCCTTATGGTTGTTCCGTTAATTTGTTATAAATATCTCTAGTAGTTGTTTCTACGGCTTCGTGCCATGTATCATAAAGATATTTTCCGTAGTCTATAAATCCACAATGTCGCCAAAGGCTAACACGATACATTCCGTTTTCTTTAACTGGGTAAATATCATATCCTTTTTTTTCAAGAAAATTGGACATCTCAAAATGTGATTTATCATTCATAATTAAAAAGGGATTTCGTCTCGTTCTATACCATCAAAAGCATCTTCTGGACTTATTAATATTGGTTGTGGTTCTGGTTTAGGCTCATCTCTCAAAGGCTCTTGACCTTGAAAGTTGTATCTGTTTTGTCTAATATCGAAAACAATTTCGTGTATTTCTTGAGGGATACCTACAAGTTTTTGTTTCTTTATCTTTTGACTTGCAAATATTACATCTCTATCTTTAAAGTCTAACGCTCGATTAGGTCGCCATACTATTAAAACGTTATCCGCTTTGTCCGCAAATGTACCACCACCTTTAATATTGTTTAAAGTCGGTTTATGATAACGTCCGCCATCTGATTCGTTTGCTCTTGCTGTAAGTTGATGTGCAACTAAATTAATACTTAAATCATACTCAACAGCAAACCTTTTTAATTGTGCCATAAATCTACTGATATATAAATCTTCACGCTCACCACTTTTAATCTTATGCTCTACTGTGTTATAAGGGTCAATTATTAAAGTACGTATCCCTTTTTTCTTTACCAGATATTTAGCCCTTTCAAATATAGAATCTATTTTAAAATCCTTTTCAGGGTATATCAAAAAGAAATTATCTTCACAGAAGGTCAAGCCTTTTTTAAATTCATCTTCACTCATGTAATTATTTTGATAATACGGATCTACACTTTTACCGATATACATTTCAATAATATCATTATAGAAGTCATCTAGTGGCATATTCTCAGGACTAAACACCGCAACCCTTGCATCTTCTTTTTTGGCTCTTATAACACAAAGCTGATTTAAAAATAATGATTTACCCTCGTTTTGGTATCCTGTCCATAGGTTAACTTCACCACCTCGCCATGTCCATGACTTATCAATACAATCTACATAAGTTGTAGTACCTCTGTTTTGTCCATTACGATAAGTATTAAGCATACTTTGTCTAACATCGTTAACATCAAATACACCTTCTATCTTTACATCCTTAGCATCCTTTAAAGTTTCACTTAGACTTTCACTACCGTACTTTAAAAGATAATCGTTAGCATCTTTGCAGTCTTTGAAATCGACAATTTTACATTTCTCAGCACCTAACCTTCTTATTAATTCCTTTTGACCTTTAAGTCCTGCAGGGTCGTTATCAACGGCTAAATAAATTACATCTTTATTCTCAAAGTATTCTGTATAATTGTCTAAGTAATCTAAATGCGTTTCACCTTTTAAGTTAAAACCGTTTGGAACTGAAACTACATTATTAATACCAGATTCACCAAAGGCTAAAGCATCCCATTCACCCTCTACGATAACACAATCTTTAGAAGTTTGGATGTTATCTAAGTTATAGAAAACCTTTTCAGCATCTTTGTATAGTTTAAAATCTTTATTCTTTGCCCTGTACTTTATGTTTGTTAGTTGTTGGTTAACGTAGTAATTAAAAAGAATACATTTAACAACATTTTGAGCCTTTGGCATCCATTCGCTATCTTCTGTAACTTTGAAACGTTTTAAAGTACTTACTGAAATACCTCGTATCTCTTTTGCATATTTAGTTAGTTCGTCGCTATAATTATTAACTACTTTTTTAACCTCTGGCTTTACATAAACTTTAGTACTCATATTATCTTTTTTCTTATAAGTGTGTAGTTGTATCATTGTTTCACCGCAATGACTGCACTGCCCTAAACCAGTATCCCAAAAGACAGACATACATTTATCTTTGTTTTTCTTCCTAGTATGTGAACATAACGGACAAGTTGCTGACCTTGCTTTCTCAGGAATGCCGTAAATATTATATTCGTCTACTTCTATTCCGTTAATTTCCATAACTAATCTGATTTGTTTTACCTATTATAGGTCTTGACCCTATTTGATTTGACTTAGCAGATACATTTGGCTGTATAATGTCTTTAAAATAATCTACATAACTAATACCATCTTTATTTTTCTTTCTCAATTTCATTATTGATTTAAAGTTATTGATCCAAAAATCGTTATGTCTTGCATAATAAATAATTTTATACAATAAATCAAATTCATATTTGTCAATCTTATTTAGTTTATCAATAACATCTAACCAGTTCTTTTTATTTATTTTGTCTTTAGGTTTATAAAGTTCAGGAAACATATTTATAACACTATCATAAAAATTAATAACGTCAGGTGAAAAAACCTTTTCACCATTGTTTATTTCTTTACTTTTATCTTCTTTAGTATTCTTTTCTTTTCTTTGTGGGTTTACGGTATCTTTAGTTATACTTTTACTGGGTTTACGTACCCCTAAACTTATTAAAAGGTGTAATAAACCATCATAACTGATACATTTATTTTTTCTCTTAATATAAGCATCTTGAATACTATCTATAAAATCTTGACACCATATTATCTTATTTTCATTCCATAAAACAGCGTCAAACTTTTCTAAGTCAACTAAATCTTTAATAATTGCATCTAGTATTTTGTAATCTATTTTACACTTAGCAGATAAAAACATCATAGTTTGCTTTTTAGATAGGTCTAAGTAATGGTAATCTGTTTTAGCAAGTTCACGAAGTATTTTTATAAAGGTTGCAAATCCGTCATTACCATAAGTTTCTTCTAGGTAATACATTTTCTTACCATCCTCGCAATAAAAAGGAAAGTAATCTACATTATTTCTTTCTGGTCTAGCCATGTTATTAAAATATAAAACCTCTAAGATTTCAACGTGTTCTGACTTCCGCTGTCCTCTTAAAGGTTTATATTAATTTCTTTAAAGTTACTATATTGTCAGAACGTAACTTAACGCAATATACAAAATTATTCGTTAATACTGCGTTTTTCTCTTATAAATTTTATTTCTCTTTCAAGGTAGTCAACAGCTTTTAACAAGTCCATTAGTTCGTCGTCTTTTTTACCTGCACGACATACGTACTTGCAAACGTTACCTTTGTTAAAATTTAGATCGTAAGCCTTGCATATGTCTATTACATCGTAGGGTTGTTCTGTTTTGTAGTGTATCATAGTTCTATTATTTCAAATTTTATAAATTCCTTACCTTTTTTTACTATTTCTTTTTTAACGTTTAACTCATAAATCTTGTTATCGTTAATGCCTAACTTCTTTTGTAAGCAATCTAATAACGGTTTTAAGCCATTATCTATATCAGAAGCTCTACTACTATATCCGAACACTATATCAAGCCTTAAATATGCGTTTAAATCAACTTTAACATTAGGTAGTATTAAAAGCATTTCCTTTTCGTATGCTTTGTACTTAGGTGTTTTAAATCTACGTCCAGCCCATGCTTGATTTACCGATAATGGCTTTATCTTTACTTTCAAAATAAACCGTCCTTTTTTTTATGACATTTTCTGCCAAGTATCTCTAAGTTATCGTAATCCCAAAGCACCTCAACACAACCATCTTCTTTGGCTTTCTTACGACTGATTGTGTGAGATACATCTATTGGCTTATCGTCATTACGTTGACAGCATTGACAAAAGTTATATCCATACTCTATAAATTGCATTTCTAAAAGCTCTAAGGCAGCCTTTTTTATATTGCGCTCAATCTGTGGTGTGGTATAACGTTTGCCGTTACTGTCGCTGTAAGTGTTCATAAATTAATTATTTGTGATGTAGTATAGCTAAACCCCATTTGTTGTATAAAAAAAGAATGAATTTTTTTTGTTGCTAAATAAACATCAGTTCCTTTTATTTTAAAAATACGCTTCTTAATATCTAACTCTAAAAGCCTATGAAGTTTTTTATGTTCTGAACGTGTCATAACATAAACATCCTCTAAAAACTCATTGTTATAATTCCAATGATGCAACTCGAGACCTTTAGGTGTTTTAAATTTTTTACTTAAACCTTTATAAGTGCTTGTGCTTTTCCAAGGCTTATCCTTATCCCAAACCTTTTGCATTTCTTTATAATTTAGCCTATGGTATTTTTCACGATGTCTAGATCGTTCTTTTTCTAAACCCTCTGGTGTAGATGTTATTTCATAGTGTCTTTTACTGCTGTCTTTTTTAGTACAGTCCTTGCACTTGTTTAAATGACCATCACCCATTTGTTTATGCTTATAGTACTCTGTTAATTCTTTTTCGGTGTTACACCTAAAACAAACCTTTTTAATCATATCTGTAATGTTTTAATTTTAAACAAGATACAATTAAAAAGGTAGTATTCCTAATGAAATCTTAACTTTTTAAAAAGGAAGTCCATCCTCGTCAGGTGTATTTAAATCAGGTGCAGGTGCAAAAGTTGCATCTACCATTGCAGTTGCTTTATCAATCTCTGCTGTGTTTGGTTCTGCTTTAAATACTTTCCAAGCCTCAATAGTATTAAATACTTTTACTTCGCCTTGTGGGTTAGTCCATTCTCTACCTCTTAAGTTAATAGAGCAGTCAACAAAATCGCCAACTTTATTAAACTTAATTAAATTATCGGCTTTTTCTTGTGTACATTGTAACTCTAATACTTGTGGGTATTGTTCGCTTGTTTCTACAACAAACTTTAAAACTTTAAACCCTGCATCG